GCTTTTTATATTGTTAAAAAATCAATATAAAGAGCAAAGCAAAGCAAAGCAAAGCAAAGCAAAGCAAAGCAACACTTTATTCCACAGTTACTACTTTTGCCAAATTTTTGGGTTTGTCTGGATTAATGCCTTTTGCAATAGAAATTATATATGCCAATTTTTGCAATAGCACTGTAAATAAGATTTCATTATAATAATCCAATTTATTAATTAGCATACAATTTTGTTCAGCTATTTGCAATTCATTTATAACATTTTGAGAATTTGTTATTACAAATAGGTTTGTTTCTCGTCCAATTATTTCATAATATGTAGATTTCAAATTATTATAATTAGCAATATCATTACTATCAATTAATAGCAACGTTAAATTAGTCTTGTCTAATAAAGCAAATGGACCATGCTTTAAAGAGCCTGCTGAAAATCCTTCACAATGAATGTAACACACCTCTTTAATCTTTAATGAACTTTCACACGCTACTGGATATAGCTTGTACTTACCTAATATAAATATACTGCTGTAATTTTTAAGTATTATATTATTTCTCAAAGCCATTAGTTTACTATTAATTGAATTAGAAAATAGGACTTGCTTTAGTGAGTGCGAGAGAAATCTAAGACTGTTTATTTTCATATTATTATTATGATGATTATTAACAAACCACATACTTACTAAACTTAACACCACCAACATACTAGTAAAAGACTTTGTTGAGGCAACGCTAATTTCTAGTCCCGCATTTAAATATACACCGCATTCAACCTCTCGCGCTATTAACGAGTCTACTTTATTAATTATTCCCATTGTTAAACAATGCTTATTTTTGCAGATCTTTAAACAATTGTAAACATCTAGCGTTTCGCCCGATTGAGACAAAAAAATACACATTAGCGTAGTATAATTTTTTATATTTGGTAAGCAATTTTCGCTAAATTCACACGCATTTATGCATTTTACAGTTACAAACTTATTTAGCTCATTTAAATAAATCTCTCCTGCTAGCGCAGCATTATAACTTGTTCCGCAGCCAATTAAGTATATATATTCTATATATGATGTAATATTAAGTATTTGGTCAAGACCCCCCAATTTTATTGTATTGCCATTAATGCGACCACCATAATTATATGCTTTTTGTATTGTTTCGGGTTGCTCGTTTATTTCTTTCAACATCCAATGCGCATATTGATTTTTAGTATTCCATATATCTTTATAATCGCTATTTTCTATACTATAACTAATATAACAATTGTTAGCGCTAGTTTGACTTTGACTTTGACTTTTTTCTAAATCTAAAAATGTATAATTGTTATTGCTTATTTTTACGACACTATTGTCATTTAATGCTATATAATCTTGCGCTAATCCGTTAAATCCATTTATTTCAGAAGAGCATAATATATAATTAGTATTGCTTGCTAATAATAATGGAGATCCGCGCCGTGACACATAAAATGTATCAATTTCCTTAGTATAAATTATTACTAGTCCCCACGTCCCTTCTAACATTGAGAGAGCTTGATTAAGACCTTCTTCAAAATTCGCATTATTATTAATATAATATTCTAGCAAATTGGCTATGACTTCGCTGTCGGTTTCGCTATAAAAAGTATAATTTTTTGAAATTAAAAATTCCTTAATACTTAAAAAGTTATTGATTATTCCATTATGCACTAATATTATTTCTCCATTATTAGAAATATGAGGATGAGCATTAGCATCCGTTTTTCCTCCATGTGTTGCCCATCGCGTATGTCCGACTGCAAATTTTGAGTGTATGCTTGTCTTTAAATCGTTTTTGTTTATGTTAAACTTGGTTTTCAAGAGCGTTAAACAGTCTTCTTTTGGTGTTGATGCTTTTTTTATTATGTCATAATTAGAAGTATTTTGATTATAATAGCATATGCCCATAGAGTCGTAACCTCTATTTTGTATTAATTCGAGGCTATTAAAAATGTGTTCTAAAGCATTGCTATTTGTTTTTGAATATATAAATGTTATTCCGCACATTTATTATTGTGTTATTAGATTAACTACAACAATTAATTTTAATATTATATTTTTAATAATATATTTTTTAATAATAATATATTATTTTTATTGCATTTAAGCAACACTTGTGAGAGATTGCTTCTAAGCAACACTTGTGAGAGATTGCGTATATGGATTATTTTTGAAGGCACTTAATAATGCCCCGTCTAGCCTAGCATTATTATAATTTAAATCATAACCTTGCTTTCCATTTAGTTCTCCAATAAATTCGGTTGAAGGTATAATACTTAGGCCATTGTTAGTTACTAACGGTCTATTTTGTTGCATTATGTTATCATTTCGCGCAGTGGTGGAATTATTATAATTATTAAATAGTGACATACTTCCCTGGTTTGCTCGCGACTCGTAAGTCTTATTTACATTATTTTGTTGCGCATAAGCATTATTATAAAGTCGCTGTCCCTGGTTGTTATTGCCACCTGTTCCAATATATTCCTTATTTGTAGTGGTTCTTTGGTTATCATAATTTTGTTGCCCGCTAACTTTATAGCCGTCGCCTCTATAGTTTTGCCCTTGCACATTAACATAATTCAGATCTATTTTTTCGGTTGTCATCTCTCTATTTGTTATTTTTGTCTTGTCATTAGAATTAAATAAATGACCTTGCGGATTTAAGCCGTTAACATTTCCGGTTTCGCGTAGATTGCCGATTACATTTTCTTTTCGCGTAGGTCTAAATATATCTAGAATTGGTGTAATTGCTGCTTTTGCCATACCATATACTCCTCCAAATTCTTGGCTTTGTGGTTGTGTTGTTCGATTATTATGTAGTATATTGTAACTTTGCGACCCATAGTCTGATGGATTAGCATAGTTGGTTCCAGTGGCATTTGCATTAGTTAATGGAAGCGCGCTTAAACTTTGGCGTTTAGACTCTTCGTAGTCCGGATTTGTGTATGTTGCTTGTCCATTTTGTGTATTTGAACCCGATCCATAATATTCGCGAGTAGTGTCAATTCTATTTTCCATCGGAATTACTTGGGTGCTTCTAATCGGCGGTGCTTGTTCGACACCTGTTGTAGTAAACCAGCGAGTTGGTCCCGACTCGAAAGATTTTTCTGGTAAATGTTTTTCAACAACACCTATTTTAGTATTTGGACCTTGCATTTTAATAGGGTGTATAGCAGGGCCTTGATGACCATTTAAATCAAAGGTGGTTCGTGGTTTGTTTTCAGCACGTAAATCATCTACTGACTTAGGCATCCACGATTCGCGAGACATCATACCTGAATTAAATCCGCCACCACCTTCTATTCCACCAATATTTAAACCGTCTGAATTTTGCGATCCGTAACCCAAGTTAAGACCGGGACCAACTCTTTGCGGTTCCCATAACGTTACGTTAGACATTTTCATCGATTCGTTCATCCGTGATTGAAAAAAATCACTATTGTTAGGTGTTCCATTGGGGTGGTGTGAATTTTCGTCGGGTCTAAATAAAGGGGCTATTTCTGCTTTTGAAATATTTTGACTGCCTGCGCCTTGTTTGGAGTCCATAATTGATTCGGTGTTATTTATGTCGACACTTGGACCCCTAATTTTTGCACCAAAATATGGCTGCATATTATTGTGGTTAAATTGCTGGGCTGTTGTTTGTTGGCCTGATAATAAATTCACGTTATTATAACCATTGCTATTATAACCATTGCTATTATATGCAGTATTGCTATTATATGCAGTATTGCTATTATATGCACTATTGTTATAACCATTGCTATTATTATTATTGTTGTTGCTAGACTCTCGATTTTGTAAATTAGTATTAGAAAATCCTTCAGCTTTTACACTATTTGTATTACTATTATTTAAAAACAGATCGCGACTATATTCTATTTGTTGTTGTGCTGAATTTTTAGCACCGGTTTTTTTCTCTTGTTCTGATAATATAAATATACTTCCGAGTACAATTATAGGTATAGCTAGTGCCGCCATATTATTTAATATTATATAATATTAAATAATATATTATATTGTAGGTTTAAACAAGTTTCTAAATAATAAAATTTATATTGTATAATTTTATTCATTTGTAATTCTTTTTTCTCTGTCAAAATTATTCATTAGTGAATAATAATCCTTTTGCAACATTCGCGAATTTATATTATTATGAAAAGGAATACATATATTTGCTTGAGGATTTAAATGTAAATAGTTAAAATTGTTTGGAACATAATATTCCTCATTTTTCTGATTAAAATTATTAATCTCTCTATATACCCAAGCTGGGTGCGATACACGCGATTGTCCTGTTATTTCACTATTATTATTGTTGTTACTATTATTTTGACTATAAATAGGATTATTATTTAAATAATCTACATAGTTATTTTCTTTTATGCTATCTCGATTTAGTTTTCTATGTAATTTAAACAATTCACTCTCTAAATCTGTTTTATTTGAGGACAAATTTCCTCCCCATTTTTGTATTTTTACATATGGGTCATTGAAAAATGTAGGGCTTGTTCCATTACCTGGAACATTCATATTATAGTTGCCAATAGTTGTAGACTCTTCTAAATACTTTTGAATTCTACATGGATCGTCAAAAAATCTAGTAAAAGCCATAAATATAAATATATAATTAGTTTTTATTTTTTAAATAATTTTTATATATTTATATAGTTTATAAGTTTATGTTTATGTTTATGTTATAATTTTATAAATTACAAACTTGGAATATATTCTAATGTGTTATTGTCGTAAACTGTAACTCTAAATGTATCAGAATATCCTTCAACATATACTGTGTCTCCGCTATACACGTTATCACAACCTTGGCAAGAAGTGCAACTTTTATTTTTAAAGCGAACCGGCAATTTTATCATACCATTTTTATCATTCATTGTATAGAAGTTCCATTTATCTTTATTTGTAAATAATGGCCTACCTAACAACGGCAAAATCGTTTCTGGTCCATTTACGCGAGTTAATATTCCTATTTGTCTATAGTTTGTATTTACTGATTGAGTAGGCACATTAATAGCTAGTCTGGGTCCATTAAAGCTTGAATTATTATAAATTCTATCATCGCGCAACGGAGCACTATAAGGGTTTAATAATACATCATTTTCTTTATTACTATAGCCATTACCTAAGAAAGGTGTTATATAAGAATTATAATTTTTATTAGCATTGGAACTATTGGCATTGTAACTATTAGAATACGAATTCAAATTCAAATTTTTTGTGTATTTAATATACATAAAATACAAAATTACTAAAATTAAAAAAGTGAAAAATAATAATGTATAATTTTCTATACATAACATTCCAGGAGCACACTTTTTAGGCATATATATACTATATTATAAATTATAAATATATAATAGTTAATAGTTAATATTATATAAATAAAGTATATAAAGGTTGTTTAATCAACTAATTGTGTACTTATTGATGGAGGTTGTGTCGTAAGATTTAATGCAGTGTTTATTGAACCTGGTCGTGGAGTATTTGCAGGTGGCGCAACTGTTAATCCTCGCGCTGTCAGTCTTTCCATTATATACTCTTCACAAGGTGAAGCATTATTGTTTGGTTCTGATATATTAGCTTTTAATTCTCCTTCTTTTTGAGATCTTTTTTCTTTAACATTCTCTCTTAAATCGAGGTTTTCTTTCACGTTTAATTTAATAAATAAAAGCGTAAATAACAAATATATATAACTTATTATATAACTAAACTTCTTAAATTTAATATAAAATAATAAGAGCAATGCAAAATATATGAAAATTGCTATATAATTATTATTATGTAGATTAATGTATAAAATATAGTATGAATGCATTATTAGCGCATAAAATATGAACGTATATAGCTTATATTTATTATTATGTAACTTATTATTAATAATATATATAATATTAGTTGGCATTATTATTTATATAAATATTTATTATTTATATAAAATAATTATAAAATATTTATAGATTATTGAGTTATTGATTTATTATTCTTTCATTTCTGACAAATTTTTTGTAGCGCTATTAAACATTCCTGTTAATTTGTTTAAATCTAAGTTACCTAAAGAACTCATTGCACTATTTAAAGCAGGTGTCATAGTTTTTAATTGTTTAATTAATTCATTTTGCTGTTTAATAAGATCTTTGGTATCTGTTGAAATAGAGTTGATTTTTTCTGTTCCCATTATCTTTTCTAAATTATCATAAGCTTGTTCGACTTCTGTTGCTTTTCCTAATTGTTGCTCAACATTCTTTTTGCTTGGTGTATTAAATAAGGCAGGTGATATTTTTTGATTACCAAATTCTTCATCTTCATCTGCATTGGCATCGGCATCTGCATTGGCATCTGCATTGGCATCTGTTTTTGTCTTCTTCATTTTTTTAACTATAGCAGCTTCTTTTGCTGTGCTTTCTACTTCTTTTTCATCATCTTTTTCTTTTTTATTGCCTTCTTTGAAACCCTCTTTTAAGCCAAATAAATTCTTGGACATAGAAGCAATTGTTGTTACTATAAAAGAAGCACCTAAAACCAATATCATATTTTTTGTAAAGCTATACACAAGAGCGGCCGTTAAGAAAAACAATAACACTGCGCTAAAATTCGATTTAGTTATATGCATATAAAGCGAAAATAACGCTAATGCCGATACAATAAATAGTGTTATTTTATTATTAAGCAACTTATTATTGAGCAACTTATTATTACTAAACAATTTTCTATTATTTTTTCTCATCTTACTATTTGAATTTCTATTCTTC